GCGTATTGAATTCCATTGCACGCAGAAACCCGAGCAGCGCATCCGCCTGCGGATCGCGCACGCCCAGCGCTTCGATTCCCGTTTCGAGCACGACATCGTCTTTGAGCAGCACAAGACTGCGTGACACGCGCGCCTGCTCCGCAAATTCGATGAGTTTTTCGCGCCGCTTCGGCTGCTTGATCTCACCAGCGCGTGCGAGCAGCGTATCGAGGTCGCCGTAGGCGGCGATCAGCTCGGCGGCGGTCTTGATACCGATGCCTGGCACGCCCGGAACGTTATCAACGGAATCGCCCGCAAGCGACTGAACATCGACAACCTTCTCCGGCGGCACGCCGAATTTCTCGATTACCTCGTCTCGGCCGATACGCTTCGCTTTCATGCCGTCGAACATCGTGACGCCGGGGCGCACGAGTTGCATCAAGTCCTTGTCCGACGAGACGACCGTCACGTCGCCGCCAGCGTCGACCACCATCCGCGAATACGTCGCGATGATGTCGTCCGCCTCAAAGCCATCGAGTTCGACACACGCGACGTTGAACGCCCTGACAGCGTCACGAATGAGCGGAAACTGCGGAACAAGCTCTTCCGGCGGCGGCGGCCGCTGCGCCTTGTACTGCGGATAGATCTGATTGCGGAAAGTTTCCCGCCCCGCATCGAAAATCACGCCTATATGCGTCGGAGCTTCCGACGCCTTGGTTTCGCGCAGAAGCTTCCACAGCATCTGGCAGAAGCCATGCACGGCTCCGACCGGCAGCCCGTCCGATGGGCGCGTCAACGGCGGCAGCGCATGAAACGCCCGGAAGATGTAGCCCGATCCATCGATCAGATAGACATGGCTGCCCTTACCCACCGGAACGTTCTCCGACAACGCCGCGGAAGCCTGTTCGATCGCTTGGTCTTTGTTCGATTTTGTCGCCATGGCCGCACTATAGGGACATCGCCCGCTGTGACCAACGCTCTTGCGGGAAAGTGATCCCGTTCCGCAATCGAAGGTGTCGAAAAGTACCGGCCAAAATCTCACACTACCGGATCATTCCGCTCGCTACGCGACGCCTCCGTTGACAGCATTCGGTCCGCGTGGCTGATCTGCCCCGGCTCAACAGGCAGCCGCTTGCAAATCGGCTTGGCCACTCGGCGCCAACATAAGGGAGTTACAATTATGCGTATGACCAGGAAACTTGCGGTTGTATTTCTGGCCACGGCTGCAGCCGGATTGGGCTCTATCGAGGCCAGCGCGCTGCCGCGCTGCCGGGCACCCGTAGAAGGCTTTGCCACCGCAACCGGCATCCTGGGCGCCGGATCGGAGAAGGCCAGCATCGAGGCAAGGCACAATTGGAGAGCCACTGTCGCTCGTCTATACGGGCCGCGCTATTCAGATTTCCGCAACGCCCAGAACCGCCAATGGGATTGCAAGAAAGGGGCAATCCTTCTCGCAAAATGCGTCGTCGTTGCTACGCCCTGCCGCTACTAGGCCTGTCTCAAAAGGCTATTGCGCATCCGGGTGAGGCGACGAGCCTCACCTTTTTCTTAGCTGTAGCTTGCAAAGCTTCCCGCTGGAGGATTTGCGGGCTGACGCCGAATGAGTTATCAGTCTCGCGTCTCAGGCACCCGTAGCTCAGCTGGATAGAGTGTCGCCCTCCGAAGGCGAAGGTCGCAGGTTCGAATCCTGCCGGGTGCGCCATTTGCGAACAAAAGCGAGAACTCCGGGTGCAGTATTATCGAGCCCTCGCGAAGCCGCTCTGGCTAGGGCGGACTTTGAGCCCGATATGCGGATTTCCTTGTCGTTAACGCAGACCTCGTTGACCGCCAGCCGCGTATAAGCCTGCCTCAGGTCGGGTGGCCCGTTCCGCAGCTTATCTTTCAGCAGGACGGCCAGTTGTGTGACCTTTTCGGGCGTAATGATCGGCTCGCCGTTCGAAACGCGCTTCTGCAGGTCGGCGGCTTCAGCTGCAAGCTCATCGCGCCGAACCTTGAGGCCGATAAGGCGTTCTCTGAGGTTTGCGTCTTCAACCTCCATAAGCCCTTGCTCGACGAGGTCAGGAGGCGCGCGATCGCGGCTTCGGCGTCCTTGTGGGACTGCCGAAGTCGGCTCAGCCGCTCCTTGTTCTCAGCCGACCGGCTGTTCGCCGATTTCAGGTAGGCTTTCAATAGATCGCCCAAGCGCTCAGGCTGCAGGATGCGGCTGCTCAGCTGGTCGATGACGATTCCGTCGAGACGATCCATGCGGATGCGCAGACCCTGGCACGACATTACGCCTTCCTTGAGCTTGCGTGAGCAGCAGTAGTAGCGATAGCCCTTGCCGGTATTCTGGATCAGCGCCGATCCGCAATGTCCGCAGCGTGCAATACCGGCAAGCAGCGTCGGCCCGTTGACGACACGGGGTGGCATGCGTTTGGGATTCCGGCTTTGCAACAGCGCTTGCACGTTGTTGAAAATCTGCTCATCAACAATCGCCGGAACGGAAACTTCGATCCATTGCGACGGTGGTCGCGGACGCCCGTTGCGGCTGTCAAAGCGGTTGAAATAGTGGCGACCGCAGTAGGTCGACGAAGTCAGAAGATCGTGCACGCCGCCCGTCGAAAAGCGGCGACCGCGCCGGGTTATGCCGCGCTCATTGAGATAGCTCGCGATCGCCTTGACGCCCATCGGTCGTCCTTCTGCGCCGATCGCGAGACTGAAGATCAACCGCATGACGTTGGCCTCAGCGTTGCGCAAGACGAGGGCCTTCTTGTCCTTCGTGCCTCTTCGCTCCTGGACTTTGACCGCGTAGCCGAAGGGAGGGTAGCAGCCGTTCCAGAATCCCTGTCGCGCATTCTCAAGCATTGCGCGATGCACGTGCTTCGCATTCTCGCGAGACTGATGCTCGTCGAAAACGTTCAGGACCTTTCGGATGAACTCGCCGCTCGTGTCCTGGCCAATATCCTGCGTGATCGAGATGAGTTCGACCCCGGCTTTCCGCAACTGGCGGACATAGAGTTCCGAATGCAATGAGTCGCGACTGAAACGACTTAATGAATGAACAACGACAAAATCGTAGGGCCGTTCGAGTCGCGTGGCCTTATAGATCAATTCTTGGAAGACTGGTCTGTCGTCATCGAGCGCCGAGGCTCCGGGTTCGGAAAAAACAGCCTCTACTTGCCACCCACGTTGCTCACAATAGGCGCGGCACTGATTGACCTGATCCGGTAAAGAGAGATCGCGCTCGGCTTGCCTACTCGTAGATACGCGAACATAAATCGCAGCGGTCGTCATCGTTCACCTGTTTCACTCTGATGGAACGGGATGGGGTCAATAGCAATACTAGAAACGGCCGTAGAATAGCGCGTTGATGGCCGGTACAACGCCGATGTAACACGGCTGACGGTTGACGAGGATTGCAAGGCATTGTGCAGCTAGGCGCAAAACGATGCTCGAAGAGAAGTACCTGACTAAGGAATACCTTGATGAGAAGCTCGCGGTCGTCAGAGTGGCCTTTTATAAAGCGCTGCTGATCCAAGCAGCAGCGCTGCTTGGCTTCACCGCCGTGCTCGTATTCTTCTCGTGACTGGCTCGGCCTGAGGGGGGCTGCCACGCCTTCTCCCTCTCAACGAGCGAAATGTCTTACTTAGCCACAGCATGTGGTGGTTAGGATGAGCACGATTGCCAACTACCCCAAGTGCCTTCATCATTCGAAAGTCCCACGTTCTTCATCGGGAAATCCGTTGCGCATCATCTCGTCGAGAGCCTTGTCGAAGCGATTGAACGCTGCCATCTCGTCAGCGAAAATGTAATAGCTTTCCGACGTCCGATAATCGGCATGGCCGAGGAGCGAGGGGACGATCCCGACATGATCGGGGTCTTCGTTTGCAATTGAACTGCCCGTGGCATGACGAAATTCATGGGCCGTCACGCGGCGACCGAACACGGCAAAGGTAATCTTACCGATCTCGTCCGACAAATTGTGCGGGGTGATCGGATTGCCCATGCCGGAGATGAAGAGCATGTTGTGCTCGTCGGTTTTGCCAAGGAGGAGGCGCGGCCGGTACATCTCGATGTAACGATCGATGAATGGAGTGAGTGCGTTTGGCAGTGGACCACCCCGACGTATCCTGCCTTTCATCTCGTCGCCGGAGAAGTGCAAGGCGTAGCTCCCTCCTTCCTTTACGAAGTTGTGATCGATCTTGATCATGGCGAGGTTGTTCCGGCGCATCAACGAACGCGCAGCTAGCAGGGCGATGGCGAGGCCATTACGGAACCAGATCGCATGCTGTCAAAAAGGCCGCGAACGCTTTCCGCGAACTTCGCCTTATCGCTCAATTCCTGAGATTTACGCGTAAATCCGCCTTCCAAGTTTCTTGAGAGCTTGAGGGCGATTTCTTGACCCTCTCGGGTCATCAGTGCGAACGCTTTCTTATCGTCTTCCGACCAATGCTTGGGAGCGGATAGAGGCTTGACCTCCGCGCTGTCCTCGCTCGTCTCAGACGCTTTAGCATCTTCGCTCTGCGCGTCTTCATCTCCAGCAGTTTCGTCCGACTCTGCCTTAGCCTTTGGCTTATCTTTCGTCTTGGCCTTCACAGTGTCTTTCTGGACTTCGCTGCGATCTGGTTCGGTCGCAGACGAAAGTTCCTCGGGCCCGGATGCGTCAACCGCTGCAGTAATCGCATCGTCGAGACCGACCTTTGCCTTGCCCGCATTGTCCGTAGGACCGCTGGCAGCTTCGGCAGTTATTCCCATTTAGCTGTCTCCATTTCAGTACCTCGGAGGGAATCCTCGATGCGTTTATTCTCTTTCGCGATGATCTCGCCTTTGCGAAAATCTCCGGCCTGTTTCACGCCGTGACGCTGCTCGTGGGCCTTCAATCCGGAGCGAGAAGTAATTTCAGTGCCGTCAATTGGCGAAATGAATGACTTTATGTCGGACATGACCAAGGGCGCACCGAAGTCGGCGCGACAGTCCGGAAAGCGTTTCTTCGGATTATCGTTGGGCCTGTTCTTTCTCGGACGTCCGCGCTTTTTCTTCGGCGCCGGAACGTTGGCAAAAGCTTCGGCATATGCCCGGCTGTAGCCGACCATCTGTCAGGTCCTTGTCTGTTGGGTTGCTCTAAAGGCTCAACAGCAGAAGCTCGTCGTCGGCTTCCATTTGTGAGAGTTCGAATTTTCTCAGTGCGAGCTCCCGCTTGAGATCAGAGACGTGGCCTGAAAGATCGGCAATCTCCGGATTGAATTCAGGGATTGCGAGTACGTCTGGCAGAACGATCGGTTCCACAAGCCAAGGCTCCGGAGCAGGCCGCTCTGGACCTCGCTTTGGCTCAAAGGCTTTAGCAAGAGCTTGATCGAGCGTGCGCTCGCGGTCTTTGCGTGATTTTCGTTTATGTTCTTTCTGCTCGAACGGATAGAAGCTTCCGGGCCTGACAGTAACAGTTTCGCCAACCTGAAACGCATCGTTCTGAAATGCGTTGGCTTGAAACGACATCTTTGGTTATCCGGTCGGTTCCAACGTCTTTTGTGTTGATGGCAATTGGTCGGGTCTACCGGCTACAGATTACGCGACGCGATAGTGAGATGTGGCGGCCCGCTGGCTATTTGAAGATCGAGCCGTGTTTGTGCTACATTTCCCCGATGGGGGAACACTCAACGAAAAGGTAGAAGCTCCGGGCGGTACTCAAAATGCATCGTGTCGTAGTGATACCAACGGCCGCCCCAAATAAATCCGTGTCGTTCGAATATATCGACAATCTCAAGAGGAATTTCGTTTATGTACGTGATTGCGCCGTTCTGATCCCGAGTATCCCATTTCCAATAATTCGAGTGCTTTAAAGCGATATCGATTGCGATGCCAAAGCTATGCGCTGACATTTGATCGGATCCCGCAATCTGCCGGCACATAAACGTTCCCGCCGATGGTGAAAGAAATTTCCAGAAACGGGGCGGCAATCCTCTGATCTCCAATGCGACCTTCCGGAGCTGTTCGGAGACGCCGTTTCGGCTTGTTACCAAAAGCTTCTGCTTCGATTGGCCGACCACCCAATCGACCGCCACCAACGTTTTTCTAAAACCGGGATCTCTGCAGTCGCCGTATACCTTTCTAAAAAACATAGCGGCCCGACCGCGCCCGGGGTCAAAGTTTATTTCTGGAACCTCCGCGCCAGATGATACTGGGTATTTAAACCGGAACATATCCTTCACATCGGAATATTCCAGCCACTCCGCGAAACTCTTCATCCTACCATCGTCGAAGGCAATATAAGTCCCGTCCTTGAAAAGAAGCTGGTCATTGACAATACGCTCGACGAAATCGGGATAAGCAGCTTTAAGTCGACTCTCTATATCCAGGCAATCAAGTGCTACCGGCCTGCTCAGGCCGCATAGAAAACTAATCAATAAAACTAAAATTCTGATTGACCCCATGCTTTTATGTTTAGGTCGCAGCGATGAACTACGCTAGCGTCAAATAGAAACTTTGCAGAGTGTTATATGCGCCGGTATCGTTCATCCCGAATGTTCTGTCAGTATGCGACGAAGTCTGGGTTTCATACAAAACGACTTGCGCAGTGGACGATGTCGTCACGCTCGTCGCTGACGTTGGCAGCGTTCCACTGCTTGTAATGGCGCCAGCACCGCGAGCCATTCCGAGCAAGATCGCGCCGCTTGCGCTTATCGTCTGCGAAGATGGAGCATTTACGCCGCCCGCCCCGTTGAGACTCGATATCGTTAAAGCATTAACGGGCCGCGTCGGCCGAAAGGTAAGCATCACCTTTCGAGCTGATCCTGTTGTGCTCATGCCTGTCACAGAGCCAGAGGAAATATCAGCGGACATGAGTATCGTATAAAAAATGGCGCTTCGTATTGCCGCGGTATCAGCGGTTGAATCGTATCCAACATTCGAAATTATTGACCAATTAGAAGGCGTAACGAGCGTCGGAATCGAATGTGACGTGTTTACCGAACTATCGAAGAATAAGCAGATATCGCCAGCGGCGGACCCTGAGGGTAGGGTGCATGTAGCACCGTTCGCGTTAGAACTTTGGACTACCGTGGCTGATATCGGGCCGCCCGCGCCCATAAACCCCGGCGCAAAAACCCCTTTCGTAAAATCATCAGATCGCGGAAGTTCTTTCGCGCGTATAATCGCGGGCTTAGACGGCACCCATAGTTTCGGGAGCGGCGGAACGTCGATCATGTCGAAATCACCCCGCCGAGAATCCATTCGTTCGTATCGATCTTATGCAGCGTCATCATTGCGTACTGCCCGGCCGACTTCAGACCGTTGCCGCACTTGCGCCAGGTCCGTTCCCGTTTTTCGGACGCAGTGAGTTCCGCCAGCCAGAATTTGGCAGACTCTCCCTTCGGCGGCTTAGTCTCAGAACTAGCCGCTGGCGCTTTTTTCTTTGCCAAGAGGATCAGCTACCAATGAATGAAGGGGCAGGCATGACGGAGCGTCACCGTTCCAGCCCCATCGTCCGAGTGGATTTTGGAATTAAACGACCGGCCGAGATGCGTGCCAGATTGCGTAATAACAACCGTTACCCAGCGGCCCCAAACTCCTAGGGCTTTGGTCGTGTAGATATTGTCGGTTTGAATGAACGACGAAACCGTTGCTGACCCGTCAGAGACGGAGCCCGTGCCGATCTGGCGCGAGCCTTTGTAGATAGCGCACGTTGAGGCCATGCCAGTGTGCCGTCCTAAGCTGTTCAAGTTTTCGCATGAGGCTTGAAACCGGTTCCCAGTCCTGCCGGTCCATCAACACATCTGAGCCTTCGTAATCTTTGCGGTACAGGTAAAAGGCCGTTTGCAGAACGTCGATTTCGCCATCAAAGAGCGGCGGTCTTTTCACGCTCTCTGGGCGCCAATCGAAGGCCGTCTGCTTTAAATCCTGTTTCCGATCAGCTTCCGTCTCGACGTGTGCTCTTTGACGATCTCGTTCAGCGTGGGCATTCTCGTTACGAGCTTGGTATTCTTGACCTTCTTTTCAGCCGCGACCCACGGCCTTGACATGCAGGCGTAACGAATTTCGTCTGGGGCATGGTCTTCCGAATGTGTGTCAAGATCTTCTGGTCTATCGGCGTCGTGCTGTAGAACGGGAAGCGTCCGTATCGTGTCGACGCAGGTCGAGAACACGACCAGCATAGGGTTGCCGTCATCGCGCCCTCCCGAACGGTGAGATCCCTTCGAACCGGACCGCTGAGCGCAGCGCCTGATATTCTGGGCTGAACATCCATGTCCGGAACAGAGAATGAGGCGTGCCATCCTTCTTCAGGATGAGACCGCGGAAAATTCCCCGCGGCTTGCCGCTGGTGCGGAACAGAACGTAGCGGACCATCTTCTTCGGCTTGCCGGTGCTCCGAAACAACAATCTGGTCCAGAAAGGCGGCTTTCGATTCGTCTCCAGTAGCGAATGCCTGAAGGGAGCGATCTCCGCGCTGACCTCTTTGATGATTTCCTGAATGTCGGCGCGCAGCACATCCTCTCGCGCATCTTCTACACGCAGCCTAGCCTCCGCCGCCAGCGCGCGTTGCTCATAGGCAATCTCGTCGGCGCGGCGAAAATCATCGAAGACGTTCGCCGGGGCAGAAAAACTATCGACGAGGTCGGCATGCTCCTCGGCGATTAGAACCGGTTCAGCCTGTCGAACCAGACGAACTTGTACCCGGCTTCGATCAGCAGCGGATCCCAAGCGTGATGGTTCTGTACAGTGCTCATCGGCTCCGTCGCCTCGGCCAATACGATCCATGGGCGGTGCCTCTTCCAATCGGCGCCGCGGATGACTTTTTCCTCCAAACCTTCGACATCGATCTTCAGAAAATGAACTGGGTGGCCCTTCGGCACGTACCGATCCCAGAGGTCAGCCAAGGTCTCGGCCGGTGTCCGCATGACCGTATCGGCCCACCCCACGTCAGCCGCGCGGCGCGCGAATCCCTGATCGAGCGTGGACAGTCCAGTGTCCGCAATCTTGTGGAACTCGACCTCGCCCTTCTTGTCCGAAACCGCAATTGCAAGATTGATGTCGCGCGGTCGACGCGCCGTAAGACAAGCCGCCGTACCGCTGACGCGACCTATAAAATGTCTGCTGCGAGATGCCGGCCTTCCGGCAACCTCCGCAGCCGCCGTCCCTTCATCCGCTTGCTGCAGAATGAAGGCAATCTAGCTATCGGTAAACTTCGAGCGCTTCATCGTCTCTCCTCGTCCTGCCGTCTTGGCCGCTAAACGAGAATTTTCTCCGATTCGTTCGTCCAATTTTCGGGAAGCAGGTCAACCGCCCATACGGATTTCTCAGCTTTCCACTTTGACAGGTGATCTTAGCAGGGCGATAACAAATCCAATCTCTTTTTAGGGTAGCAGCCTCGACGATTTTCCAAGAGTTTCTTTCCGCTATTGCATATTAACTCGCTGCTGCACCGGAGCTTGCGATCTTCCGAGCAGCGCATCTGCAGGACAAGGAGGCCTTGCTTTGGAGTCGGGATACAATCTGCTTGGCGACGGATCTCTTTTGCCTGTCCGCTTGGAGGCGGATCACTTCCACAAGTATCCTAATCGTCTCCGCCGTCTCACTTGGAACCGGCTTTGGAGCAATGCTCGCGTCAGTATGCGCAGATGGAAAGCTACCAGATCGTTTGATGCAATGGGCCAGACTTGGCCAAAAGCCCCCCAGAGTGGGTCCGACAACGTCACCTTTGATATACTGGTTGGGCCTCTAAGCGACCGGAGTGGATTGGGACGGGCCGCCCGCTACGAGGCATCGTTTCAGGCGGGACAAAAGAAAGATATTCTCATCGTCGATTCACTTGCTGCTAGCGAGCAAGAGACGCGCCGGATTATCGCGCAGAGAATTTCCCATCGAAACCCCAGAATCTTGGTTTTGGGGCAGCCGGATTCCTACGAGAGAAGCTTCAGCTTGCTAGGACGCGAAATCCTAGAATCAAGTCATAGGACCGGTTCGGTGGTCTGGGAGATGCCCTACTTTCCTCGGGAATGGCGCTTTCTAAATAATGTCCTGCACGAATGCTGGACCCCGTCTGAATATTCTGCGTCAGGACTGAGACAAGGGCTTCAGATCCCCCTTTTCGTCAGACCTTATCATATTCATGAAGACCAACAGCCTCAAAATCGAACGCCACCTAGTCGCAAAGGAACCGATATCTTTCGTGGTCTTGCCGTAATGGACCTGCGTTCTTGTCCTGACCGGAAGAACCCTTGGGCTCACATTGAAGCATGGCAGCGTGCGTTCGGCAATAATCCAGCATTTGAGTTGACAATAAAGGTACAGTTTACAAAACGAACCAAAATCGTTCGCAGCGAACTATCCGAAATGATCAGGGGATATAACAACATTCATCTGATGGAGGCGGCTCTCTCCGATCTTGAGATGTCAAAGTTATACGCTCAAGCTAATGTCTTCATATCTTTGCATAGAGCTGAGGGATATGGCCTTGGCATAGCTGAAGCTCTATCAGTTGGAATTCCGGCCATCGCCACAGACTGGTCGGCACCAGCTGAGTATATGAACGACAATCTATCGCAAAAAGTAAAATATCGGCTTATTACCTATTCGGATTTCACGAACAGCTACCCCGGCGCGAGAGGACTTAAATGGGCTGATGCCGACGTGTACGATGCTGCTAAAAAGCTTAGAGCAGTCGCGAGTACTTGGAAGGCTTTTCCTGCCGCAACGAGAAATATCCCAGTTTCGGAACTCGGAAGCTAATACCTCAAGATGCTGCACATCGACATTACTGATTTAATTAGCTTCTTTGCGAAAAATAGAAACGCCACGGGTATTCAGCGCGTTGCCTCTCAGGTATCGCTTGAGATACTGAATGTATTGAAGCCGGAAGAGGTATCCCTCTGTTGCTACTCAGCCTATTCCGAGGGATATTCGATATTTACTGAAAAACCTAACATAGTCGTGACCGGCCACTTTGATTCCTCCAACTATCTTCGCCGAAAACCACTATCTTTTGTCGAACTTCTTTCACAGCGCGGCTGGCTCCGCGGCAGCATGAGGTTCGCTGAAAGCAAGCTGAAGTCGACAATACGTGGAAGGCCGCCCTGCCTTCCGCAGGCCAAATTTCAAAATGGCGACATCTTGCTAGTTCCAGGATT